TACTGCTAAACAGGTTGATGACAAAGACGCAAATTTTACCGATGCACAGAAACGGAAAATATATGCAGACACGGCAAAGACTATTCACGAATTACCGCCTGGCTATAAGATCAATATGCCTGACGCAAAAAATGACACCGTAGCAAGTCAGGAGTTCGTGAATATATTTTTCAATCAGTTTTGTGCAGGGCTCGGCATCCCGCCAGAGGTCGCTATGCAATTATACACTAATTCTTTTTCGGCATCAAGAATGGCAACTAAAAGCTGGGAACACACATTAAAGGTTAAGAGAAAATACCAGACAATTTACAAAAACGCGTATAAATTATTTATTGACGTACAGATTTCGTCTGGAAAAATAAATTTACCTCAACTCAAAAAAGCAATTTTAAGTAAAAATAAATTTCTTGTGGAGGCATTTACAAAGTGTGAATTGATTGGACAGAATGTTCCTCACGCCGATCCTGTAAAAGAAGCGAAGGCTCACAGAGTTTTATTAGGCGATATGAATATTCCATTAGAATCTGCTGGGAAGGCTACTGAAACATTAGGAACTGGGGACTTTGACGAAATTGTAAAGCAGCGAAAAAGGGAAATGCAATCAGAAAAAGAATTTAAACCAATTAATCCAAAACCTAATGAATGAGATTTTAATATATTTTCCCTTGTATGATTTTACGATAGAGCCGTTAATGAAGCAATTAAACGCAGTAGATTCAGACTATACTGTTAGGATGAGTTCGCCTGGCGGCGAGATATTCCCATCTTGGGGGGTTGCAAAAAAAATACAAGAATTGAGTGAAAAGGGATTTAAAGGCACATTGAAAATTGATGGAATGTCCGCGTCGATGGCCGGAATTCTGGCTCCATTTTTTGATTATGTCGAAGCCGTCGATAAGGCCAAATTTATGATTCACGCACCTACCGGAGGGGATCGGGTTTTGTTAAAATCAGTATCTAAAGATCTTGCATCCGTACTTAATTCCAGAATTGATGCAGCCAAATTTAAAGCACTTACAGGAATGAGCGTGGATGAAATAATGGATCCAGACAACGAGGAGAAAAAAGATATTTGGTTTAGCGCCCAGCAAGCGAAGGACTTAGGGCTTATTGATAAAGTTGTATCATTAACGCCCGCGCTCAAAAATGAGATTGAGGATAAAATGAAAGTTGTATATGGATTTAAAAAAGAGCCTGGAAGCTCTGTTAACTTAAATATAAATCAAAATCAGAAAAAAATGACGTACGATGAATTAAAGATTAGTGATGCGGCTCTGGTTAATCAGATTTTTGCAGAGGGTAAAGAAGCCGGGCAAAAAGAAGGTAAAGAAGCCGGAAAAAAAGAAGAGCAGATCCGTGTAAAAGCGTGGTTGGCTCATTACAATTCCGACAGCGAAATGGTTGTAAACGGAATTAAGGAAGGATCAAGCCTCACAGATGATGTGAGAGAAGAGCTTATGGTAGCAGGGCAAATGAAACAACGCACTTCTACAGATAGCAACGCAGCATCTACCGATACTTCCGTCGAGGAAGGAAAAGAAATGGACGCTGCGTTAAAAGAAGATGTTAAATCTCTTAAAGGTAACTGGTAATGACATTAATTACAAATTATAACAGGGCCCCTTTAGCTCTTGGAGATGTGCGGTCTAGGACTGTAACAATCCGAAATATTGAAGAAGCAGAAGTCACTGTAGAAAGAGGGGCCGTTTTGGGCCGAAATGCGGCAGGTGAATATGTGGTTTTAAAATCAACAGCAATTGACGGCTCGCAATATCCTAAAGCAATTTTGGCAGGAAGTGTGACTATGGCGACTGAGGGCACCGGAACACAACAAGTGTTTATTTCAGGTGATTTCAATTCCGCCGGGTTAGTTTTTGACGGCACCGACACCTTGGACACATTGGTTGGTGGGCTGACTGTTGCCACTACGCCTGAAGTTAATATCGCCGGGCAGCGGATAGAGGACTGGATGAAGGGTCAAAGCTTGTTTGTTCAGAACGTGAGTGAATTAACGGATTATGATAATCAATAACAAAATAAAATGGCAATTATAACAAGTTTATCGCAAAAGGATGCGCTGCCGTATTTTAGGCGAATGGTAGCGGAGGTATGGTCTGATGTTCAACCTGTACCTAATTTTTTAAGGTCTTTGACGACTTCAAAGACCACGACCGCTAGGGATGTATCTATCGAAGTTCAGCGGAGTTTCCGAAAGGTAGCATCTGAGGTGATTCGGGGCGGAAGCCCTAACCTGCACCGCCGAGATAGAAGCACAGAAAAAATGTATACCCCCCCCTATTTTTCAGATGCTGCAATTCTGAACGATTTGGATGTATATCAACGCGTGTTTGGCGACGGCGCTGGAATTGTCAGTAGAAATGACGTTCAAAACCTTGCTACAAAAATCATGAATGACATAGTTGAGATTAAGCGTATGCAAGAGCGCGCTATTGAAAAACAAATATCTGATGCTCTTGTCACAGGAGTGGTTGGAACACTCGACGGGGGCATTGATTTTAAGCGTAAAGCTTCATCTCTTGTGACCAACGTTGGAGGCGACCTGTGGTCTGATGAAACTGCCGACGCGCTCGGACAAATGAAAACTGATGCTGAGTTTATAAAAACTCAGGGGAATTCAGGTGCCAGTCGCTTCAACGTGATTATGGGTACTAACGTGTTGGACGCACTGCTTAATAATACTGAATTAAAAGAGCAGGCTGATTTTCGTTACATTCAGCTGCATGATCTTGGCATGCCTCAGATTCAAACTAACGGTGCCAGTTTACATGGGCGGCTGACGTCAGGAGCCTATACATTTTTTATCTGGACGTACCCCCAATTTTACGATCTTGGGACCAAAACCGGGGAGAGTAAGGACACTTCTCCTTTTATTCCGGAAGATAAATATATAATGCTATCCGAAGATGTCGAGATCGCTGCTTGGAAAGCAGGGGTTCCTTCTGTATTTGGGAATCAAAGCCCAATGCTGGGAGGCCGTCCAGTGTTCAATGACGGTTGGTCAGTCCACGAATCTATCTCACAAGAGCGTCAGACTCATAAGGCAATTGTAAGAGTCGCTCCTCTTGTTGTGCCTTATTCAATTGATAGAATTGTAACCAGAAAAGCGGTTTAAAATGGCTAAATATGAGATTCTCGTAAAAGGTTGTATTTCCATCGGCGGCAGAAAGTTCGTCGGTGGCAGCCAATACGATGAAAAGGAATTGGGTAATATAAAAGTACTTAAAGGCTTTATAAAACAAGTTGAAGAGCTTAAAAGCAATATGAATTTTTCAGAACTCAAAGAATTTTCGGAGGGTTTAGACGCTGATCAACTGAAGGCGCTTCTCGAAGAAGAGAAAGAGGGCTCTGGTCGTAAAAGCGTTATAAAGTTTTTGGAGGCCAAAATAAAAGATGATAGCGATGTATAAAGTTATTGTAAACTCAATTACGATTGGTCGTCGAACATTCGTAAAAAACTCAGAGTTGAAAGAAGGTTTTGTTGGCGCTAAAATGCTTATAGAACTGGAAAAAGCGAAGAAGATCGAAAAAATAACGGTAAAGTCAGACAAGAAAAAAGATGGGTAGTATTACTGATCGTGTAAAAAGGGACGTTGCACACATTGTCACCGCAGGAGGTGCAGATGTAGAGATAACATTAACTCCTCCGGGTGGCAGTTCCTTTAATGTTCGCGGCATTCCTGTAAGAATAAATAGAATGGTCGAAGAGCATGAAGGAAGTTTTGTCAATACACCTTTTTCTCACATAACAGTAATTGAGACAGATCTGGTAAATGCCGGGTGGTCACCTCGCAAAAACAAGCTCGCGACATTAAAAGGATGGCTGGTTTCTTGGACTGATTCAGTCCAAAACTGGAATTATGCAGTTTCTGAAACAATGGCTGATGACACCGTAGGTTTAATCAGTTTAATTTTAAAGGATGATAACTAATCTAATAGGCGAATCTCGGGCAGGGCTGATAATGAACAGAATAGCAGACATTTTACTGTTAGAATTTCTGAAACAGCGAGATCTTGGGAATATATTCTTACCAAACGAAGTCGCAGCCGACTACATCGGCGCGATAGACGCAGGTAGGCTGCCTTTTGTCGGGGTCATGTTTTCCGATTCTGATTATCCTAATGAGGCACAAAGCCAATCTCAAACTGATTCAAAATATATTATCGAGTGTAAGGCTAATAATTATTCAAATGCTCGCAAAATTGCTGAAGTTGTCAGGGCTATTTTGAAAAATACGCAATACAAAAGGCTTTTATTTCCCGCAGATTTTGGGATAAGAGGATCAAAAGTGGCTAATCTGAACATGACTATTTTTGAACAAAGACGGTCGAGTCAGGATAACACCACAGCGTATGTAGTATTTGATGTAAGGCATTACGAGACAACTGAAAAAATAGAAGGCATCCCCTTAATAAGTAATTCGACAAAAGTCACACGAGATAATGGAGCACTATTTTACACAGCTAATTTTTAAAAAATGAAAAGATGGCAAGTATAAGCAAGGCAATAAGTCCCGCACGCGTGTCTACGATTGTGGGTTATGAATTAAAAAGAGGCAGAGTTCCTTTTGCATCACCTTATTTACCTCAACGAATCGTTGTTATAGGTGAAGGGTTGACGGCAAATCAAGGTACAATGCCTTTAGATGAGATAGAAATTTTGACAGCATTTGAGGCTGGGGAATTATACGGTTTTGGATCCCCTCTGCATAAGGTTTTTAATATAATGAAGCCTAACGGGATCGATTTGTTGCAGGGGATTCCTACTTTTGTAATCGCACAGGAAGAAGCCGCTACCGGGGTTGCTGCATCTGTTGTGAGTTCAGTAACAGGCACAGCGTCCGGCAACGCTACGCATTTTGTGTATATCGCTGGCCGGGAATATGCCTATAATGTGTTAATTGGTGAAACAGCAATACAGATAGCATCAAAAATTGCTGATTCTGTTAACGCGGATAGCAACAGCCCGGTTACAGCTGTTGCATCGATTGGAGTTATTACTTTTACCGCAAAATGGGCTGGTTTAACAGGAACATTTAAGGTTAGATTATCAACAGGAGGTAATTCTGTTGGGATTGTGTATGCAGAAGATTCTTCAACTGCGGGGGTTGGAACTCCTGATTTAACCCCATTGCAAAATAAAATCGGAAGCGAATGGACAACCATAGTCGTTAATACTTATGGGCTCCCAGCGCTTGATGTTCTTGAAACAATAAACGGAAGGCCAGATGCGACCTTCCCAACAGGTAAATTTTTTGGTGAAAATTTCCGCCCATTTATAGCAATTTGGGGAAGTACTGAAAAGGACACCTCCATATTAGCTGATATTACTGATGCTCGAAAAATTGAAGTTACTAACGCATTAGCTCCAGCGCCTGGCTCGGAAGGTTTTGCATGGGAAGCGGCTGCTAATATGGCTATCAATTTCGGTTATATCGCTCAAAACACACCTCACAAAGACCCGATTAACACGTATTACAACGATATGCCTGGCCCCGCTGATGGTAATATTGGGAATATGAAAGAATATACATATCGTGATTTTCTGGTAAAAAAAGGAGCATCAACAGTGGATTATGAGGGGGGTAGGTATAAAGTCAAGGATTTTGTCACAACATACCACCCTGATAGCGAACCATGGCCTACATTTCGTTGGGCTAGCCGCTTAATTCTGGACTTCAATGTCCGTTATTATGTTATGATCGCTGAACAGGCTTATTTAGTAGGTCGTGCGATCATTAACGATGCTCAGATTAGTTCAGTAGACTTTACTATTAAACCTAAAGATTGGAAGGCTATTCTTTATGGAGTTGCAGAAGATCTGGGGGACCTTGCAATTGTGGACGGGGTGCAATTCATGAAAGAGTCTATTAATGTTGAAGTTGACGGGCAGAATAGCGACCGGTTCAATACTATTTTTTCATATAAAACTAGCGGGAATGCTCGTATCAGTTCAATAACTGCTACCGTTTACCGCCAATCAGTATCATCTAAAGCTTAAAAAATATGGCTGAGAATTATTTTGGTGGAGATTTGCTTGAATTAAAAGTAGAGCATCCCACGTTAGGAAGCAAGACATTGGAGCCTAAGGCTAATGAGGATAGCGAGTTCGATGCAGGAGGGATAAGAATCAATGATGATGATTCTCACATCACGGGTTCCGGAAATATTATTCTTTCCGGGACACGTGTTCGCCCTTATCTTCAGGTTACTGTTGCTACCAATGAAGAGATTAACGTTTTTTTGCGAGAATGGGCGGGAAGCGCAACTCTGGCAACAATTACCTATACGCACATAAATGGAGATGTATTCCGAGGTATGGCGATACCGGTAGGAGATATTAAGCCGTCAAATCAGAACGCTACTGTGCAAGTAAAGCTGGCGGGAAGTGGTACATTCGTAAAAATATAAAATTATGCAGGTCGAAATAGGTGAAATTAAACTAAAAAATCAAAAATTACCTCAAGAGTTAGCTGTAGAGGAACTCCAAAAGTGGTTGGATTACAAGAAAACGAAAATCGAATTGGTTGTAAAATCAAATTCTGAAGAAGAAGGAGAAGACAACAAGGCCAATGCGGATATCATTGAGGCCATCATGGATGGGTCCCTTGTAATTAACGAGGATATGACAATGACGTATAATCTATCTTTCCCTATCATGAGTGACAGGGGTACAGACGAATTACACGCTATAACGCTGAAGCCTCGCTTAACTGCTTACGAGGTGCAGCAAGCCACAAAAGGGATCACAAAGGATGAACCCTTTAAATTATTCACAGGATACATTCACGTGTTGTCTGGCGAGGTCAGGGGTATTGTAAATAAAATTGATTCCTCTGATTTTTCACTGTTACAAAAGATTGTCGGTTATTTTTTGTAACCCCCCCGGGCGACATTGACCCGGTAGTTTTATCGGTATGTTTAGAACTAAAGATTAGCCCTTTTGAGGCTATGAAAATGTATTATGATGACGTCGATTGTCTTGGAATATATTCTTATTATAACGAGATTAAGAGGCAGATATCGAACACTAGTAAATAAATGGCCAATTTTTCTATAAAATCAGTTTTTTCGGCAGTTGACAAGATTACTGCTCCTGTGAAGAGAATGTCTAAGGCAACTTCTTCGTTTGGAAAACGCACGGAATTGGCAATGAAGCGGGCGAAGTTAGCAACTAACAGCTATTCCGCTGCTAACAGAGGAATGATGGGTAGTTTAGCCACCCTCGTAGGTGCTGGAGGCTTGCTGTTTATGGTGTCTGGCGGTTTAAGAACTGTTGTTAACGCAAATATCGAGATGGATAAAAGCTTGCAAAGCTTGCAAGCGATAACGGGCGTTACGGGTAGCGCATTTAACAGTTTTGCAAAGGAAATTGAAAACGTATCTAAACGCCAACTGATCTTTGGAGCGGATACCGCTAAGGCATTCGAGCTGGTAGGCTCGGCAAAGCCTGAATTACTCGAAAGTGCCGAGGCTTTATCTAAAGTTACTGAATCGGCTATTATTTTAGGGAAAGCAGGTTCGATGGAGGTGGAAGGTGCCGTAGATTCATTAACAACAGCGTTGAATCAATTTGGGGCGGGAGCCGATGAAGCGGCTAAGTATGTAGATATTATGGCTACTGCTCAGCAGAAAGGTTCAGGCACAATAAACTACCTGTCAGAAGCGATGATCAAGGCTGGAGGTACGTCAAGAGCATTTGGCAACTCATTTGGGGATACGGTTGCTGTTTTGGAAGGATTTGCAAAGGCAAGTGTGAAGCCTACCGAAGCGGGAACTCAGTGGTCTGGAATATTATCAAAACTCTCAAAAGTTCAGGAAAAAGAGTTTAACCCCCAATTTACAAAAGGAACTGATATAATCAACAATCTGGCGAAAGCGAATCTATCGTATACAGAACTAATTGATTTAACCGACACTCAGGGGGCTAAATGGATTACCACACTGATAAATCAAAACGAGATAATTCAAAAATTAACTGGTAATTTAAATGTCGCTGGAAATGCACAAGAGCAAGCGGATATAAAGGCAAATTCTCTATCGAATAGAATGAAAGAAGTAGGCGCAGCATTTAAAATTGCTACGACTTCTACTGATAGTCAAAATGAAGGGATGCAAAGATTAAAAGATGCCTTATTAGCAGTCGCGAAAAATATGGATAAAATAATAGATGTGGTTATTTTTGCTGGAAAAATATTCCTTGCTTGGGTTGGGTATATAGTTATGGTAAATGTAGCATTGAAAATAAATTCTGCGTTATTGGCTGTAGGTAGTCTTTTAAAGTTTATTAAAGTAATTAGTCTGATGGTAAAGGCAAAGGGCGCATGGACAGCGGTTCAATGGGCTTTGAACGCCGCGATTGCTGCAAATCCGATAGGTGCTATTATCATTGGTGTTATCGCTTTAATTGCTATAGTAGTTTTACTAATAAAAAACTGGGATAAAGTTAAAGAGGTGCTCTCGACAGTATGGGATGCTATTAAAACAGGGATTAAATCCGTAGGTCTATTTATATTTGATTATCTGTTAGCGCCAATAAAATTACTTTTATCATTAGTTGCAAAGATACCCGGTAAAGTGGGCAATATGGCTCAATTGGGGCTTGATGCGCTTGGAGATTTTCGCGTTTCGCTAGGAGGTGAAGGAGGAGCAAGCACACCTGGAGCAAGCGGGACAGATGAAGGGCAAGAGGATGCACTTCCATCTAGCAAAATATATAATCGTGACTATGTGTTTAATCAACGTGCAGAAGAGCGCGCGCAAAACGCAAATGTAATGCTTAATATCAATAATAATAACAATTCTGATATTAGCGCTGCAACACAAGGAGCAGGGGTTAAGATCAGAAATACAAGTATTTTCAAATGATAGACTATGTATTGTATGAGAGCTTTGACGGGGGGTCTAAATTTTTTTATAACAAAAAAAAGGACATCCAAACGACGCATTCCCTGTTTACATATGTTTACACGCTGATATTAGGTGGCAATGTGGAAGCATCAACAACTGGGGCCGAGCAGCCGCGCGAAAAAAGATCAGATTTTTGGGGAAATTCAGCATTTTATCAGAATAGTCCAGAAAAATGGTTAAATTCAAGCTTTGAAAAGGCTATTAATACGATAGAATTAAGCACGGTTGGACGTGTAAAGCTTGAGCAATCTTTGAATGATGATTTAAAGAGGCTGAAAATATACGGAAATCTGAATGCAACGGTGCTTATTTCGGGGCCAAATCGAATAATTGCAAATATAGCATTAGAAGATGTGGGCGTGTTCACTCTTGTTTGGCAAGCTAATTTGAACGAAGAAATTTTAAAAACTGAAGACGGATTATCTCAATCAGACCCACCCCTGCCATCAACACTTGTAACGTTTGATTTTAGTCCGTCCGGAGATTTTGAATTTTCTGGAGATTTAGAACCTTATGATTTTTCAGAATGAAACTAATTGAATTATACGAAAACATCCTAAATGATTACGGTCAAAAGTTCGGTATAAATCCGAACGAATTAGGTCCGACAGTGCAAGCCGACGCGCAAGTTTTAGCGGGTGTTCTTTATCTTCTGTATCGATACAAGGATGAAGCTGTTCGGGAGATTTGGCCGGATACTTGCTCTGAAGCGATGCTGTTGAGATTTGGAATATTAAAACCCGGGAGGCTCCCATTTCAACCAACCGCTGGTCGTTATAATGTAGAATATACAGGAGGTGTTATAGGAGAACTAATCCCAGCAAGTACTGTTTTTAAACAAAATAACGGTGATGGCCAATATGTTTTAGATATAAATTGGGTGGCAGATGGACAGACTGGTCAGTTTGAAGTCAGAGCCTTAGAATCCGGATTTAATACAGAGTTAAGCGTTGGAGATAAAATAACATCGACTAACCCCCTTGCGAGCATTCACGATGAGGTGACAATTTCATCAATTATATCGGCTCCGTTATCAGGAGAGAATATTGATGATTACAGAGAATTAGTATTAGCCGAATATAAAAGGGAGCCGCAAGGCGGGTCAATTGGCGATTATCGCTCATGGGCGAAGGATGCTCAGGGGGTTCGGCGCGTATATCCTTATTTACCCTCTCCATTTGTTGGGATTATCGACATATATGTAGAGGCGACTGTTGAAAATTCAGACTCTGATGAAGCATCCGGCACGCCAACACAGGCGATTCTGGATGAAGTTGAGGAAGTATTGATAAAAGACCCTGACAGTACACAGACAGATGAGAAAAGGATGCGAAAACCGTTAGACGTTCAGGCTTTGAATGTTATGTCAGTTGTAACATTAGCTGTTGATATTGAAGTTACAAATATTAGCGATAATTCTAGTACAACAAAAGGTAAGATTGTTTCAGATATTATCGATTACTTGTTTGAAAAAAGGCCTTATCAGGGGGGTGTGGATGGGAATATTCCTAATAATATTGTGCGCAAAAATGATATTGAGCGAATTATGTTGAATTATGTAACAGATTATGATAGTGTTGTTTTGAAAATTAACAACACCCCCGTTTCATCTTATTTAGTAGGGGATTCGACTAACCCGAGCAAAAACGGCGAAATACCTTATTTTAGCATGCTAAAATATTTATGAGAGATATAATTTTTATACGCGAAAATGTAAGGCGATTAATTCAACAGCTTTATCCTACCGGTCGAGCGTGGCAAGGGAAGGATGATTCTTTGCGCGAGCGTGATGTCAAGGCAGATTCAATATCTGATTACATTTACGAACTTGAGACATTTATAGCAACAATATTGCCGGATAACGATATGTTTAATAATAATGACGCTACCAATTGGGAGCGCAGGATTGGCTTAGATTATGATCCTGAAACGTTAACATTAGATGAACGCAAAGCGGAAATAATCAGAAAGTTGAGTTTCCCCGGGGGGTTTAAACATACGCTGACGCTTGATTTTTTAGAATATCAATTACGGGCAAGCTCTTTTGACATTCACGTATATCCAAATCTCGGATTAACCCAACCAGCCTATACTGAATTGGTCGCTAATTCAGTCGATAAAGAGGATGGGTTCACAATTAACAATTTTCATCACTCATTCATTATCGCTGGCGAAACTATTAACACACAAGCGATAATTGAGTCGCGGCGAAGGAATGAGTTCATTAGAAAAATATTAAAATACAAGCCGATGAACATGGTCTGTATTCTTAATTCGACGGTGAGTAAGCAGGATGGAACTTTTCAGCTTAAATACTCTGATTATGTTTGTGAATTAATTCAGGAAACACCGCCTTATGCAACGAATGTGACAATAACAGGAATCAACATAGAATCAAATTTGGAGGTAGGCAATACACTTATTGGGTCGTACACTTATAACGATGACGAAGGAGATGCCCAAAATGGAACAACGTCCCAATGGTACCGGGCTGACGATAATGCCGGATTGAATGCGATTCCCATCCCTGGGGCTACTTCACAAACCTACACTTTGACCGTTGACGACACCGATAAGAATGTTGCTTTTAGCGTGACTCCTAAAAATGTGAAAGCTACAGGAGTGAAAGTTGTCAGTGATTACACTGAAGCTATTACTAACGCTATTTTACCAGTGATCATTAACTTCGAAGAAGGTAATGTGAATACACTCACCTGGACCATGGGCGATAGTTCACAGAGCTCAGGAACTTGGGAGGCTCAATATAGATCCTCAACAAGTAACCCATGGACAGTCTCAACAGCCGGGGGGAGTCCTCGTGTGGGATTGGTATATCCGAATATTTTTCAGAAAGTTATGTATTTCAGGGTTCGAAGAATTTCAACCCCGACTACTGAGTTCTCAGATGTTTATTCGGAATACGTGACTCAGGTGCATAACCATTCTCAAGACAAAACAAGCCCTGTGAATATCTCTGATGCGAGCAATGGCATAACGCCACCACCCGCGTTCGACATTACAGGAAACCAATATACTGCAAGCAATATCTATCTGTCGACAAAATTCACAATTCCGGCAGAGGATGATCAGCTATATTTCGAGGCCAGTGACGGAATTGTAAGGCCCGCGACAAAGAATAACTTATTGGCATATTCTTCTAATGGTCCAACAGGAGATACTGTTCAAGGAATAAAGTGGATCAGATTTGCATCTTATGATAATTCCACCTGGGAAGTAAATCCATATACTGGTAAGTTAATCAGTCAAAACACTGGAGGAGGAAGTATTTAATATGGCACTAATAAACAACGGATATAAGAGAGGCAGCAAGATAATTGTTGAAAAATACATTAACGATGTGTCCGTTTCGGGCTATCCAAAAACATACGATGCAAAGGTGAGTTTTGATAACTATAATGCTTTATCACAGGCGCAATTTGCTGAACTTAGTTTATTAGCATTTACAGATAGGATGGATGCTTTTGAGGCTTATATAGAAGGGGAAGAAGCGGGGGCGAGCTTTGCAAATAGCCTTGTGGCGGGATTCGAGAGACGAATTTACGATAATATAACTTGTCAAAGAGGATGGTGATATGCTTTTTCAATATAATGGTAAAGAAGTGATTGACATGGCTTTACTCCTTAAAAAGATGCACCGTTCATCACTTCCTAAT